TTTGAAGACAGCTTCAACAATATCCCCAAGCATCATGTTCATTACGAATGTGGTAGGCAGGGGCAGTGCTTTCTCTGGCTCATTCTTTTCAAACCAAAGCTGACAAGTTGGCCTACCTACGTTTGACATACGCAGACCAAACTTATCACGCTTGTTGCCCCCACCAAACTGGCGTTTAATTGCATTCATTACATCTTGACCTACCTGCTTAACGGTATCCTCAGACATTGTGGACTTACCGTTAGCAGCATTCTCCATGTATTGGTGCAACGCCAGTTCAGCAGGATGCTTCATTATGCTACCTCGTCTTCTACTTCAATGTCAACAAGATCATCCAACACAGCAACATCATCCTCTTCCATCTTGGAGTTTGCTTTCTCTGCCCAAGCGTTGACGATGTAGTTATTGTAGTTGTCGATCCACGACATGAAATCACCAAACAGAACTTGATCTTCTTGGGTCAATTCAATCGTGTTTGACACATCCAATGAGGCTATTGGCACATAGAACGAAGCACCCGTAGGAATCTTACGTTCTTCTGTGTTAGCAGTAATGGTGTGCTGGACAGGCAACCGCTGCATCTTGGCCAGCTTTTCAAAGCTGCCACCAATTTCTTTGAATGCATCACGGTTGTCAATCTCCCAGATGAAAGGCGTAACTTCTACCTCAACAGGATTACCCTTGTCGTCTGTCGGATTGAGCATCTCGACTGTACCAAGCACTACACGAACACGCTTGATCTGCTTAATCAGGTCTTGCAGGTTCTGCGGCAGTGCCTTGAAGTCTTTGATGTAGCCAGCAGGTTTACCACAGTTGAACCCGCCGTCATTGTCCTTCAGGTCAATGTTAAGCGTGTCAGCCATGATACTCTTGATGAAGCGGTTTGGCGAGTTGCCACCGCCTTGCACGTAACGCTTGTACATAAAGCGTTGCATGAACGGGCGAAACTTAACGCTTGAGGCGTAGTGGGTTGGACCGTCTGGTATTTCCAGCTTGTAGGTTCCACCCTCAACGACTTCCACGTTTACGTTCTTACCCTTCACTTCTGCCGTACCCATGATTGGGCTGTGGTGTATGCGCATACGAGCAAGAGAACTGGACTTAGCAGATGTCTTACCTTCGTTTGCAATACCCATAGCCTTGGCCATAGCGGCATAGTTGTTAGTGTCAATGGTTGTAAGTTGTGTCATACATTTTGCTCCTTTTGTTTAGCGAATAGTGCATAGTTATATCACGCTACATCCTTAGTGTCAAGCCAATTAGGACCGATTTTTGATTCTAAAAGCAGCGGCACATTGAACTTGATACCCCACCGTAGCGTGATGAGTTCACTGAGAACTTCATTTGTCTGGTTTATGATACTGATTACTTTCTCCTCTTCGTCTGGGTGAATGTCTATGATGATGCTGTCATGTACGCTATTCACTATACACGACTGCATACCCGATAGCAAGTCATCAACATGAATTAATGCAATCGGAACTATGTCCGCAGTAGCAAATGACTGCACCGGATAATTTTTAATCTGCGTAAAGTGTGACACTCTGCCGCTTGCCTTTCGTACAACGTCAGGGAATGAGAACTCACGGCCAGAAGGTGTAGTTATCTTTCCTGTAGTCAACGCTTCCTTCGCCAAGGTAGAATGCCAATCGGCCACTCCCTGATACTTGTTGTTAAAGTGTTCGTAGTACGCTGCCTCCGCTTTTGTTCTGCCAAAGCCCGTTGCTCCATATAGCGGCGCGAATGTATGCGCCTTCGCATCCTGTCGGCTCGTAGGCTGACCAGCATTGGTAATAACTTCAGCGGTGTATGCGTGTACATCAAACCCAGTAGATACTTCTTCAATTGCAACTCCATCTTGTGATAAATATGCGGCAGCACGAAACTCAAGCTGTGCAAAGTCAGCTTCCATAATCTTACCGCCGTTAAACCGTGACACAAATACCTTCTTCACGGGGAAGGTGCCACCACGTGGCATGTTCTGCATGTTGGGGTCTGCTCCTGAGAGACGACCCGTAGAAGTGCGATGCTGTAGCAGACGCACATGCAGCTTTCCATCTGTCTTAACGTGGGTACGAATGCCGTCAACGAATGATGACAGATACGTATCCACAGCAGACAGTCGTCGTACTTTTGACAGGAAGTCAGCAGCCTCTGTCATTTCTTTGACACGCGCTGCTTTTTCCAAAGTCTCAAGGTTTAGCTTGCTGGTGCTAAAGCCATTGGCACTAGCCCATTTTGGTGAAGGTGGCTTGAACTTGAAGCCAGCGGCTGTGTCTGTTGGTATAAACAGAAAGCCTTCACCATTGCATGTGCTGCATTTATTTGGCTTGGCAAAAGGCTCACCATTCTTCTTGACCTTGCGTATGTAGCCTGTGCCACCACAGTCCTTACACTGTGAGGCTTTCGTACGATACAGTTTCTCTGTGCGTGAATTGATAGCATAGCGGAAATCTGTGTCTGACATATAAGGGTCAATAACGCTGGCCCATTCCTGTTTGTCCATAACCTTGCGGCCATAGATGACCCACGATAGCTGCTCTGGGCTATTGAGATTGATAGGAGTGTCACCCATGACTTTACGCACTTGGCTCTCCAAAGCAACGATCAGGTCTTTCTTCTCCTGCTCAAACTCTGCTTGCACCTCATCTAGCTTGGTGATGTCAACTGCAAAGCCCCGCTGGTAGATACGGGCGAGGCGTACTGCTACCTGATTACTCAGGTCAACTGTGCTGCGCAGCCCTGCGTCTTCCTGTGTATTCAGTCGATACATCAGCTTATCAGAAAGCTGCTGAGTGGCGTGTAGGTCAGCAGACAGATATGACGTAAGCAGGTCATATGGTATGTCGCGTGTGCTGTAGCCTTTGGCAAAGTATTCCTTGAGTGTGTCTTGCTTACGTGTGTCAAGCAGATATCTGTTGGCACATGCCTCAAGTGATAGCGGTTCCTTCTGGCCACGCTGCAAGACATACTCTGCCAGCATAGTGTCAAAGACAGGACCATCATACTTGAAGCCTGACTCCCAAAGCCACAGCAAGTCATACGCTGCGTTGTGTGCGATCAGGATAGTAGTCTGATCCAGATAGCCTTGCACCAAATCAAAAGACTCCTGATCGGGAGACGAACACTCTGCATGATCGAAAGATACAATTGTTTCGTCGCCCTGATCGGTGAGTATACCCACCATGACCAGTGAGTTCTCCGGCTCAAATGGGTCAAGGTGCATCTTGCCGTCACGCTTGGTGACTGTATTTTCTACGTCAAGTGTTAGTTTCATGCTGTGTACCTCGCTGTCTGATATTCTAATTCGCAGTGTACCACACCGTGCCAGCCTGACAACTTATTTTTTACCACATTCAGGTGACGCTGCGTGTCCTCTTCTTCTTGCCCATCCACAACAGGGTTCTTGGCAATCAGCACCATGAGGTCAGCTTCCGCTGCCTTACCAGTACGACTACCCTCCATCATGCTCTGGTTCAGCAAGACCTTGCCTTCGGCATCAGCAGAAAGCTGGGACATGTAGAACACGGCACAGTCATGCTGCTTGGCAATCATACGTGCATGGACTGCGTTGGCCTTCAATGCCTCGTCAGTACGAGCAAAGCCACCTGTCTTGGCAAACTTGTCGCCCATATCCAGTAGTACAACATCCGGCTTGTATGATTTGCAGATGCTCTCCACCCACGCCATGTCACGGCCAGTGGCATCTTTAATCTTGATGCGTTCCTTTACTGGTGCGTATAGGTCACGTGCTTTGGCTGGATTGTCCTTGATCTGCTTCATAGTCATGCCAGTGGCCGCAGTTAGGTAACGTGCGCCTACACGGTGGTAGCCTTCCTCGTTACACAAGATAATGCAGTTGGCACCCTGATGGGCAAAGCCACCGGGGCTGGCAATCAAGCTGGCGTGGAACGATGTCTTGCCGGTGTTAGGCCGTGCGCCAATCTCAATCAGATGGCCAGCATTCACACCTTCTACCTTACGTGTGAGGGTAGGGATATTAAACGTCCACCTTGCTTCAAGGTCGTTACGGGCAAGCAATGTCTCAATGTCGATGTCATCCCACTCCACACTGAGATTGGGAGTAAAGTCATCTCCATACTGCTCAAGCAAGTTGCGTAACGGCTCAAGGCTGGACAGATCACCTGTCACATAGTCTACACCAAGATTGGCAATGTCCTCACCCACAACCTGTTGAAACAGCTTCGACAGCACTTCCTGTGCTACGTCACCGCCCATCGGTATTTCTTTCTTGATCTTGTAGAACAGGGAAGAGAAAGCCTCTTTCCTAGCGGGTGTCATTGTAGGATTGTCTGATGTGAACAACGCCTCCACCTCATCAGGTGTCAGGGTGCGTTCATAACGATCCATAGCTGTATCAATAGTCTGCTTGATCTCCCGCACGTCCTTGCTGAACAGGCGGTTAGGACATTTGGCCCCACGATGGTCATCGTAGAACTCCTTATTCATTAGGCTTCTAATCAGTGATAATTCCATATAGCTTCTCCATATCTTCGGGGTTACGATACTTCAAGTCTTCATTTAATTTGAGTATCTTTACGTTGTCAACATAGCCACGTAGTTCCTTGGCCATGATAAAACTTTTCTTTAGCGCATCGGGGTCTAACGCTATTACCGCTGTCGAGAACTGTGTGAGAAATCCTTTATGCGACTCTTGCAAAGACGTTCCAAGAAGCGCAACCCCGACAAAGGATGTAGAACCGAAACCAATAACGGCAGCACTCACACAGTCCTCAACAACGATTGCTACACTACCAGAACCAATAACGTATGGCAAGCCACTTTTTCCATATTTTGTCCATTTGGGCAATTTTTTTGTAAGTGACCTGCCTGTGGCATCCACGATAGCACCGCCATGTCGTACAGGAAACACCACTCTGTCGTCCTTGACATCGTAGTATAATCCTAGTTCGTCAGGGTCAATGTCCCATCTAGCACACCAACGACGAAGATACAGGTTATCGGTACGAGGTATCACGTGTCTGGGCATCTCAAACGTATCTTCCACAGCCTTCGGAACACTGAGGAAGCCAGCACGTATGTCATCCGCAGCCAG